GTAATAAATGAGGAATGGCAACACCTTCTAGCTTGACTCCACCATGTTCGTGCCACTCAGCTTTAGTTTCCATAAACTGATTCAGCATATTACTACCTGATTCAGATCCACCTAAAGCCTTAAATACTTCTGAGCTATCTAATTCTGATTCAATTGTTGCAGCGTACATTGCATTGGTTATGGCATTTTGCAGTGTTGTTTCTTGGAACTTCTCAAGCATTTTAAGCTTACTTAATGCTGCAAGTAAGTTGTTAGCGCCACGAGTTTGGCCTTCACCTTCTGGTTCAAATACGTGTATTAACTGCTGCCTACCCCAAGGTAATTCTCGTAAGACATATTGCCATGTGTAGTTATCAAGTAGATTTAACCCCATATCACTAGGGTGGCTTGTTCTAATATGATACCCAACAGCAGCACCATGTTTGTTTGTTTTAACTCCTGCACGCAATGTTTTACTATCCATAGCCCCGTCAGGATTGGATATACGAGCATAATCTATCATTTTAATTGACGTTTTATACTTACTGCCGCGCTTATTGAAATACTCAGCTTTAGCCGTTATTTCACCTGACTTACAGTGAGTGCTAATGCCTTCACGAATTAACATCGTAAATGTACGTTTGCGTTCAGCATCAACATAGCATCTAGGATCTTCTGCAAAATTAGTAAACTTAGCTTCGACCATTTTCATAAAATCAATGACTTCTTGATTATCTAAATTTAAGCCAAGTAATAATAAGTTTGGTTTGTACACTAATTTAAATTGATGACCGACAATATGATCTACATGAAGTTGAACGCCTGATTTAGCATAGCCGTTATTGCGAACTAAGTCGGATGCTCTTGCGTTACCTGTATCGAATGTAGGCAGTAGCGCGGCATCAGCAGATTGACTGTTAACGTTCCATCTGGATAATTGACCACCAAAACCAATGCCAGCACCATCGTATGATGCCATTACTGCTCTGGCTGGCTCGCCATTAGGATTAAGTATTTCCATTAAAAAAGCATTCTCGCAGGGGTTCGTGATCTACTGTTAGAGGTAGATAGACTAGCCTGTAAATCTTGAATATACAAGCGCAGTTGTTGAATCTTTGCAGGGGTATAGGTTACTTTTCGACCATTTCGTTCAATGGTTACCGCATGAGTACCTGTAAGTAAGCTGTGATACGCCTGTTGTGACTCCTCAAGTAATGATTGTATTTTGATTTTATCATAACCTGATCCATCGAATATATTAACCATTCCGCCTAACCTCTATTTAATCTTTTAGCTACATCGAGGAAACTATTTTTAACTTTAGTATTCCTTTCTGGGTGTTCTGCTTTTTCAGATAGCATTGATAAGTTTAACCCGTAATGGTCTATGGATATTTTATATGCTGCTAATGATAATACAGCACAATCAATAACTTCATTGCGCCTACTTCCTGCATCATACACCATAACCATACCGCGCGATGTTTTCTTGGGTATCTTAACCTCAGAGCATAACTGAGCAAAAAAACCTTTATTACACCATTCAGCAACAGGGAAGTGGTAATACCCAGGTGCAGGTTTATCATTATCGTTATTAATTAACTTTAATCTATTATAAACAATATCTTTACCTGTGTCAGTACCTATCATTGTAAGTAATACGCCATGCTTATTTCGTTTGCGTGGATAAGTAATTAGCGGCTCTCCATATACACTAGCACCTTTTGTTGGTATTACAAAATGCTCCCCTGCTTGCTTACTGAAATCATAAACTTCTGTAGTAAAATGTCCTGCTGAATCGAAACACCAGCGACTTACAGGTATTTCTTGACCGTCTTCTCTGGTATATGTTTTAGTCATCTTAACATGTAAAGCATCCCATAATTGAGATTGAGATGGATCGCCACGTAATATAAAATGCTCTAAAAGGAATGTTTCGTTATCAAGGCCTACAGCATAAACAGATCCTTCCACCCTGTCATCTTGCATATCCATACCACCAAAGATAGCTAACCCTCGCTTGCTAAATCCTCCTAATGGGTAGTGCTCTCTACGCGAATAAAGTATATCACCATCAAGCCGCTCAGTATCATTGGAGTCATCCCACGTTTCACCTAAAGTTGTATTACAAAATGTTTTTAATTTAGTTGTTTCACCATCTTTCGCTATTAAGTCTGTAGCTATAATAAACTCACTAACAAATTGCGACCATTGAACCCAGGGACTATAAGCCGTCCAAATATGGAAAGAAATATTACCTGGTGTTGGTATGTCGATATTGTTTTTATCAAAAAATCGGCCTTCCGCATCTAATTGCACACCAGTATCTTCATCGCGCCATATGCCTTTTTCATTCATGTGATACAGGTCGTTATTTTTAATCACACAACCGTTATGCTCGCATAAGTAAAAGCAGGTTTCAGGTTTTCCTTTATCCCACTTAAACCCATAAGAGCAATCTTTTCCTCCCCACTTTAATACTTGCTTTTCATCACAGTGAGGGCAAGGCACATGATATTTAAAATAGTAATCTGATAACTTTACTTCTCCTTCAATTATGCTGCCATACTTTAATTTTGGCGTGGTCATCCTGATCGACTTAGGGAATATAGCGCCCTCTAATCTTTTATCCCCGAGCAGTAGAAAGCTACCTTCACCGCCAACATCATGGGTAAACGCTTCTGCTTCATCGTAGTAATTAACATGGCTAGAATAACGCCTAAAATTTGTCGGGGTATTACCACCTAAAACCCTTAATGTTGATCCTAGAAATTGCTTTAATGTTTGAGTGTTGTTTTTTGATTTTTTACCGACATCAGGAAAAATATCACGCATACAAGCCACATCACGCAGCATAGTATCTATTTCAGTTTTACAGAAATCTTCCGCATCACCATTAGTGGGCTGGTAAAATAATTGATTGCGCTTTTTATGTTCAGCAAAATAACCTGTCGAGGCGAGCATTATTTTAGTCGCGCCAACTCTTGCGGATTTTATCCAATTGATGATTCTAACATCGTCATTTGATATGGCATTCATAATTCCGCGCTGCCAAGGTATTGCGGTAAATCGACCCTCTACATAAGATGACTCAGCCGATAAGTAAAAGTTTTCCTCAGCCCAATCACATAGATTTTGTGGTTCAGGAATCCTCAGTGGTGTCAGTGCTGCCCTGATCTTCCTCTGGATTGAATAGCTGAATGAGTTCATGCGTGGTTTTACCTTCAATGTGTCGGGATAAATTATTGCGACCTACCGCTATCATAGCAACAAGTTCATCGTGAGTACGAGCGTTCATATCAGGCATTATTTGCTTTACTTTACCTATAAGTGGCTCAAGGAATGCTGCGAATTCACTAGAGATAGAGGTTACAAATTCAAATACATTATCAACGGGCATAAAGTTCTTTTTACGAACATCGTTATCATGTTTCATTTTAATAAGCCGTTCTTCTTGTATTTGAAAGTCAAGCCGTTCTTTTTTTGTCATCGGTTTTTCTATAATGACACCATCACTAGTTACTTTACCTGCATTAATCGACATTTCAATTAGTTGCTTTTCTAGTTTGTTGACTTTTAACACAAACTTTGACTTCTCTGATTTGTTATTTTGCATCATCGTTTGTTGATAACGCATAATTTGTTTTGCAATATCAATCGAATCGTAAGTGTTTACTTTTTCTTTTTTTATGATCCCTTCGTAAATAAATTTATTCCATTTCGCATTGGTTATGTCGAGATCTTCTTTTACTTCACTAATGCTTGCCATGCTTCACCCAATCATAATCTTTGATTTTTTCAATCTCAGCAGCAACCTTGCCTAGTGTATTTTTACCGCGTTTATAATTACCTGCATCTATAAATATCATTTCATCAGCAATGCCTAAAACATAATGCTGTCTTAGTGCTGTGATTATTGATTCACTACGGATAGATGTTAAGCCAAGAATTATATTAAATCTGTATTCGGTTTCGCACCCTTGAAGTAGTGGATTGATGAATGGTTTTTCTTTTTTTCTTTTGTGGGTGGTCACTATACCGCCTTAATGGTTTTAGTCAGTATAGTGATATTATGATAGGGGTGCTATAGATGTCAAGTTGTGGGATCTGTAACCGTCAAACTTAAACTTGAGTTTTTCAAGGTATGATTAACAATAAATTGACCGTTTTGATGACTTGGATCATAGATTTTAATGGATGATGAAAACTGTATGTCATGTGCCAATGAAGTGTCAGCACCTAATTTAATGGTGATAACTCCACCATTAGCATAGGTTATATCGCCATCAGTAGAGCTAAATTTAATATTGCCAACAAATAACTCCATCAAGGTAACGCCATTAATTATAAAATCGTAAGGCTTGCCATTAGGGTAATTAACAATATCACTTAAATCAGTTGGATCGATTAATATCAACCCAATCTGATTATCGCTGTTTGCAAAAATAGTTTCATCAACCA